AACATACTTTTCGAATGCTAATACTTTATTTCCAACTGCAGCTTTATCTTTTAAAGTTTGCTCACCTTCTGCAACTAATACAAATCTGTATGTAGCTTTGTTTCTGATTTCATCTAATCCACCAGCAACTAGAGGGCTAATCTTTAAAACTTTATATTTAATATAATCATATGGATCAGATAAGTCTAATACTAAATCCTGCTTACCTAAATAAATAGGAAAAATTCCATTACCCTTTCCTCCTTCTTTCCAGAATTCAGAATATATTGATAGATTCTCTCCGCCTAAGGCAAATTCTAATCCATTTTTCTCTTTATCGGTTAAGATGTTTTTCATCTTTTTATTATCTAATGTTGGAGCAGGAATTGCTATTTCTGTTCCGTTAAATAATCCACCGTACCCAACATGCTTTGGGTCTTTAATATTAGCATTTGTCTTTAACAAATACTTAACAGTTACTGTTTCGTTCTTTAAAAAATCTGTCATTGGAACTTCGTCCTTAACAACATTCTCTGATACCTTTACTTTTGCTTTTACAGCCATGTTTTCCTAATTTTTAATATAAATAATTCTTCCTTTTGCCTCCTTATGACATTGTGGATTTGGTAAAGCCCAATATTCCACTAAAGCTTTTAGGATTAATCCCCTACCCGAGAGTAGGGGAACACCTATTTTTATTATGCTAATACGTATGGTATAAGCTGAGCAGTACGAGTTGGGTCATAAACCACAACACCTAACTGACAGAATTTAGTAATAGTACCTGCATCCTCTAAAGTTCCCATGTTACCGTTGTTTACAGCACCAGTGAAAGGATTTCTGAAGCCCCATTGGTAGCCTCTGATTTCTTCTTTACCTTTTACCTTAACACATTGGATGTTTGGCTCTTCTGGAGTACCGATGTAAAATATATCGAATCTATAAGATTCAGCTACACCATTACTTCCTGGGATACGTATAGTGTTACGTACTTTGTCATCGTAGAAATCATCTACTTCTAACTTAACAGTTACACCATTTGGCGCCATGTATTCTGTGAACTGGAATCCTGCACTCATTGCGTTACTATGTAACTCAGAGTTAGTACTCTTGATAGTTGACGGATTAGTTCCCGGTGTAGACATATGAGCAGCCCATCCTGAAGTTGTCTGTAAGACAGCTTTGTGGAATTCAGCAGCACCTCTTTCACCAGTACGTAAGATAAACACACGTTGATCAAATCCTAATTTACCTTCAGACAATCCAAAAAGGATTTCTTCTAACATCTCGATAGAGAAGTCATTATAGTAGTAAGTATTTGATTGCTCCATTTGTTCTCGGATACCAGATCCAATTTTGATAGATCTTCCAGATACATCTTTGTTGTGGTATTCACCATCAGCAGTTCTGTTAGACTTACCATAAAGCAAGTATTTGTTTTTGTACATTGAGAATTCTTGCTCAACCAACCAGTCTTCGTAAAGAGCTAATGTTGGGAAAACTTTCTTTTCTCCAGACTTAGTAAGTACAGGAATACCCATAGCTACTTTTTTACCTGTTGCATCACCTGGTAATTTGTGGTCGATACGAATAGTAGTAAGCTCACCTCTCATTGAAACTGGAGTTACTCTACGAACACCACCAACTTCTCTAGAAAGTCCTTTTCCAACTGGAGCGAACTCTTCGTTGAATCTTTTACCTGATACTAATTCTTCACCTGGAATACCATCTCTGCTTGATCCTGCAGTCTCACATGTGTAGACATAAAGACTACCTTCTGCTTGACCATCATCAATCACACGGATTGGATATACCTCATTTTTCTCACCAACGATGATTTCTCCTTTGAAGAACCATTGCTCAGGGAATGCCAACTCAAAAGTTGTTCCACCTTCACCAATGTTTGAATCACCACTTGTTACAGTTGCACCTTTATAGCGTGCCTCGAATAATGGGATATTTCTACGAGAACTACCTATAAGTTCCCAATAGAATTCATTATCGTTTTCTACATACTTTGTCTCAAACATGTTCAGCATATTCTCCAAAGACTTACCTCTGTGAATTGCCAAAAGTTTGATCATTGCGTCGTTAATCTTTTGAGGAGATGCTTTCCAAATAGCACCTAAAGTGTTTTCTGGATTAATCATTCCTGCAAAAGCCTTTGCGTCAGTTACCTGAAATCTACCTAATTGCATTTATTAATTGTTTAAAAAAGTTGTTACTATTCTATTTGTAAATCTTTAAGATCAGCTAATGTAAAAGTTCCATTGTCATCTGGCATATCAGTATTGATACGTCCATTTTCAGTGAAATCAGCTCCTCTTAAGAGAGATTCAATATTTTTAGAGATGTCTGTTTCTTTAGCATTACCAAATACTGAGAAATCAGTTAATCCCTTTGTTATAAAGAATATTGCTTCTAACTTAATTCTGGATCCGATAGGATCTTCCTTTTGAGATTTTATAAAAGCATTTTCTTTATTCCCTAAGTCAGTAGTCATTTGTTTATATAACTCATCTTTCTGTTCTTGTGTGAGTTTAATTCCTGGGACTACCTCTTCAGTTTTTTCAAGATGAGATTTGATATCATTTATTGAGTCATTCTCGTCATCTTTAGCTGATTGAATTGCATCAGCTATTTTCTTTTCTTCTATTCCAATGATACTAGTAAGTGCTAATTTAGCATCCTCTACATCACTGCCTGCATCAATACTTCTCTGAGCCATAATTTCAGCCCTTTCTTTATTGTAACCTCTGCTTAAGAAATCTTGAGCAATAACTCCTTTACGGAATTCTAGGTTTGCATCTGAAGAGATATACTCTTCTGAAACAGATTTAAGCTTCGAAACAACATTAAGTTGCTTTGAAACTGCACTGGCATCTAGGCCAGCTTCTGAAGCTTCTTTGATTGTTCTCTGTGTGTCAGTCAATCTAGAATCTACTTCTTTTTGAATTGCAGAATTAAGATCATCTAAGGTCTTAATTTCTGATGTATCTTCAAGTCCAGGTAAAACTCCGCTAGTTTTGAATTGGGTAGCTAGGTTTGAATAAAGCTGTTCAGTATCATTCGGTTTAGGAGAGGAAGAATTGCTTCCGTCATCATTACCGGGTGTTTTACCTCCCTGAACTTGTTTGTCTTTTCCCGCAGCTACGCTCTCTTGGCTTACGCCATCACTATTGGGTTTAATTTTTTCTTCTTTAGTTCCACCGGCATTGCCTAGGTTCTCTAAATCTTTGTCACTTGCTTTGAACGTTTCGAATAGTCCGTCTGTACCATTCTCGTCAAAAGCAAGATCATCTAATGTTAATCCTTCCATGTTTTATATATAATATATTCTCCTTGCATACGAAAATACGGAATGAAATCACTATATTCTAGTACGCATTATAGCTAAAATGTAACTATTTAAATATAGTAAAAGACTTTTTAAAGCCAACATACTTGTTTCCTTGCGTATCTATACCTCCTGACCATATATCTCCACCTTGTCCTTGAAATCCTAAATCAAGCTTTAGCGCTGGCGTACCAGATCCTATTGGTGGTAATACTGCCTCTAATCCAAGTAGAACAGTCATCTTAGGTCTTATATGCATTACCTCTGGTGTATACGTAAATTCCTTATCTTTTATATTGTAATCAATCTTATATGCTAATAGAGTTCCTCTAGTCTTAGCATATAGGTCAACCTTAATAGTATCATTGTCAATTGCAATCTCATTATACTCTTTAATTCTAATAGACTCTAAGAATAGATTCTTAGCAGTTAAATCATCATTGTCTTCAATAGCTCTCTCATAAGCTTCCTTATACGAGTTATCAACTACTATTTCTTTCTTTCCAGGCAAGTACACTTTAACCTCTTTTATAACCTCAACAGTATCTATTTGTACTAATCCTGAGGTTCCTGAGGAACCTGGAATAGTAATTGTAATAGGATCTGGAATAACTTCAGGCCTAGTATGTAGGTAGATCATTACTCCTGAAAACACTAAAAGTATTAGTATTGTGTAGTTCTTGATTTTATCCATTATAATTTTAAATTTGCTTGCTCTGCATTATCACTTGCTTTCTTACCGTAAGCTAATGATTCATCTTTTTCTGCTGTCGTCCAAACTGTACTTCCACCTCCAGAAGAAAGATTGCTAACTACAGTAGTTCCTACACTGTTATCTGTCAATACTCCGTTACCATCTATTGTGAAGCCACCTGCTGTACAAGAAGCTGCTAATTCTAATCTTGCACCTATAATGTGCAATTGGTCATCTTCAATGTCTGTTTTGTTTGTTAACAAAATATTACCTGTACAATCTCTTAAAGATAAACCCTTCCCATTTGCATTGAGTGTTATCTGTGGATCGTCTGGAGCAATAAAGCTACAGTTATCAAACAGTGTTCCTGCACCTGTACTCTTTTGTATTATTCCTGCACTGTTATTAATAATGCAATCTTTAATCCTTCCTTCTACTTCTGTAAAGCCACCAAGACCTGTTGTTCCTAGTATACAGTTACTAATTCTAGACAGCCCATTAAGAGCCCCTGTCAAGATTAAATTCATGAAAGCAGATTGATCTGTACTAGCTCCAGCTAACACCAATACATTTGAGCTACCTGTGCCTCCATGTATCATTGTTTTATCTAAATTGTGAGCTGCAGTTGCTGTAAAGAATCCTAGCATTTCAATTCCATGTAAACCATTATTAAGTTCAATTGCTAAAGCATCTGATAAATTGTTTACTGGGAATCCTTGAGTTCCTTTTGGGAATTCAGTTCCTGTTATTGTTGAAGTTGAATCTAGAAATACAAATCCATTTGTAAATAAAGTTCTGTTTAGATTTTTTGAATCTAACATCTCTTCATTAATGGTTGCACCTGCTGATTCATTTGTCAACTTACCAACACCTCTTAAGGTTATTGCACCTGCTGTTATGGTATTTGTTAACTTTACCTGCCCTGATATTAAATCTACACTGACAGCTTCTGTTCCTGCCTTGTTAGTTAGTTCTATACCACCACTATAGTTTCTCATTATCAATCCAGATCCAGTTCCATTAAAATCAATTGTAGGGGTTTCTTCTCCTGCAAGTCCACTATAGCAATCAATTATATTTGTATTTCCTGATCCGTCAAGAGTTAAAGTTCCACCCAATATAGATTTCTCAATAAGTCCTGAAACTATTGATACGTCTAACAACTTACAGTGAGAAATAGTAGTAGATCCATCCATAGAACCCTGTAGTGTACAGTTACTAAAGGCAGAGTCAGCTACATTGGCTCCAGGATTTACTGTCATAGTGCTAGATTCTTCGTGCTCTCCATGAATGTCAAAGTGGCTCATATCATCTCCAGTATCAAAAGTAATATCTCCAATAACATGAATACTCGTAATACCTCTAAACCCTGCTATCAACAATGCATCTGTAGTATTATTCACAGGTGCTTGTGCAGTTCCTTTTGGAAATGTTGTACCAGTAATGCCAGAAGTGACATCAATTGTTACAGCTCCATTAAAAGATGAGTACTCAATTGCTGAATTAGATATAAGACCTGCAGCATTTGCAGACCTTACTGATACTTGATTTACATTAACGTTGTCACCAACATTAGAGTTTGCACCAACCAAATTAACAGCATATTGTCCATCTTCAAAAGTTATAGTATAACCATTTATTATTTCAAGTACTCTCGCATACACAATACCACCAAGTAATACTTCAGTGTTATGTGAGTGTGTATCTATAAATGCCATTCCCTCAATATCATCTTCTAGATCTTTTAGCTCCAGTCTAAATGAATTAAGATTCAGTTCTCTAACCTCAACAGGAACAGACTGTAATAAAGTCATGTCAGCTCTTGGTACGCTTATAATTTTGTTAGCCCAATCTATTGTGGTAGCCATATATCTTTATTATTCGTCACTCAAAAGAGTGATAGTTAAGTCTAAACCTGTATCCTTATTTATTGTTCCAACAATAGCCCCAGTCTTATAGTAAGGAGATGCAGAAGATTTTCTAACATTCCCTCCAATTGGTTGATTTGTTGCAAATGTCTTAGACCCTTGAACTACACCTAACACATCTGTTAGTGCACTAATAAGAACATAAGTTGATGTTATAGCTCCTGTTGCTGGAGTAGTGGGAGAACCAGCTACTGTATAATCATAAGTGTTTGTTGTAACATTTGAAACTGTATGTATTCCATAATATTCACTTTGATCAACTGACCTTATTACTACTTTATCTCCATTTGCTAATCCATGAGCAGTGTGAGTTACTGTTGCTACAGTACCAACTCTTGCTATTGTTACAGACGCTTGAAAGAACAAAGGACCTCCAGCTGCTACTGGAAAGAATACTCTTGCATCTTGTATCACTGCACCTTCTGTGTCTTGTACTGTTATTTTATATGTTACTGCTCCTGCCACAACATTAACTACTGCTCCTGCTGATCTTATTGATGGTACTGATGCACCTGCTGTTACATTTATAGTTAAAGTTCCTGAAGCTACGTTTACGTATATTGCTTCATTTCCTGTTGAGGTTGCAGTAACTGGTGATGCTGCTACTCCAGCTACATATCCAGACAATTGATTGTCCCAATCTAATGATCCTCCACCAATGCTGGTTATTTCTACAGCATGATTAGATCCGTCTGATACAAAGCTATTTCCTGTTACTAACAACATGTTGTCAGCAAGTAAAGAAGTTGTAGCTGTACTATTTGTAAAAGTAGAGCTAGTTATAGATGAGCCTGATTGAGTAACTAAGTTGCATCTTCTAAAAACAGTCCCTACAACTGTTGTGTTAGAAAGAAAACTAAAGTCTAACATGTCGTTAAAAGTGCAGTCAGTTATTTCTACTGTGGCATTATCAGTTACTGTAAACAAACCTCTAGTAGTAGCTCCCAGTGCAGATATTTGAATACCTGTCCACTTTACTGTTGACCCTGCGTTTAGTACTTCATATTCTGTAAATCCTGCAGCACAATGAATATTATCTTCTAAAACTATACTTTGATTACTATCCTCAAAGTAAGCTAATGATGCAACTGTTCCAATTTGAAATAAACCTTTATGTGAAAAACCACCTGCAGATACTTCAAACAATCCCCATTTATTAGCTACTAAATCATTTTGAGTTGCTGCTCCTAGAAAAGTTCCTGGGTTAGCAATTTCTCCATCATCTACTATTATACTTCTTCCATATCTTGAATAATCAATAGCGAATGGATTACCTTTACTTACTGATGAAGTCATAAAAGTTCTTGAGCCAAAAGTGCTGGTAACTGACGTTGGACTTCCTTGTGTTAAATCCGGAGTGCTTGTTGGATCTACTGCAGAACTATACCACCCTCCTTTTGGAAGAGTGTCTCTACCATAAATAGTAAATTGGTTATAATTGGCAGATGAGTTTCCTATACATATTCTCATACCATCATTAACAAATGTATCTACCGTTGGCATTGCTCCGTGATAAGTCCATGAAAAAACAGCAGCACCTGCTGGTATTGTAACTGTATTTGACGGATGAGCTATCGACACATTACCTCCAGTACGTGTTTGTGACGTTGCACAATTTGTACCAGCAATGTAGTTGTCTGGATCGTTATCAGTAATCCTACCTTCTAACGCACCCGTAAGCTCTACATGAGATCCTGTCATGAGGTTTATTGTTGCTAAGTCTGTTGTATATGTAGGTACTGCCATTCTATCCTATTTTTTAGTTATACCGCCCCAAACGAATGGGACGGTATGATTGTTTATTTATTACTATTAAAAGTCATCAATACGACCAACAGTAGAGGCACCACCACCTGATCCAACCGCTGCAGTTGTTTCAAATGTCTTAATCTCAACACCTGGATTAGCGTTTCTTACTCTAGTAAATAATGTTCTTGGAGCATTATATACATAAGTAACACTTTCAGTTGTTCCAGTTGCTACTCTATCAATATAGGTAACGAATCCGTTACCACCAATTGCCAAACCTGCACCTACACCAGAAAAATCTAATGCTGTGAAGTTTATCGTATCATCTGTAATAGAAGTAGTTGTAATACTTGTATAAGCTATTCTTCTATAACTTCCATTAACTTGCTCTACACGAACAGTACCTCCTGGTCTTGGAGTGTCTGAAGTTATTGTTTCATCAAAAACTATTGACGTTACTGATGCTCCAACTTCTGCATTGGTTATAGACAATTGAGTTAAATCAAAGTCTCCTCCTGAGTTATTAGATGTTATAACATAATCTCCTGCAACAGTATTATTTACAGAGTAACTAATGTTGTTTGGAGGAGTTCTGTTAGTTCCAGTTAAATCTTCAAGAAGATCATTCTGAGTTAAATCATCTGAACCAATACCAACACCATAAGCTGCTGGATTAATAGCAGTACCAGTAGATGTTCCTACAAATGTAGCTGGTACAAGTCTAGGTGTTATGGTAACATTCATTGTTGCTGTTGCAGTCGAAACTCCTGTTATCACTTGACCATCTGTTGGAACAACACCCGAAAGTAATTGAATCCACATTTGAGTACCTGCTGTTACAGAATCAATTGCCAACAATTGTCCAGTACCACCCGTCCATGATAAAGCTTCTGGCTCTACAAATGTTCCAGTTGGACTGTCTATTTCAATCTGGTGAGTAATACCTCTAAAGATATCACCATCAAGACCATATATAGTTTCTGCTGAACCTTCACGTTGAATCCATTTACCTCTTTCATAGAAGTTATTCTTAGTTCTTGAACCAAGTTCCCAATCAGAGTAGTAAAATTCATTTACAGTATTACCATCAGCATCAATTGCAGAATAACCTTCTTTGTCATTTACAATATCAGTCCAAGTAGCAATAGTACCTTCTGCAGTCTGGTTGTTCCCATCCGTGTTGGCAGTAAGTGCTAATGTGTTGTTACCTCTGTTTGTTCCACCACCAATAGAGAATTCTGTATAAGCTGTTCCTAATACTCTCTGAGTACCAATTAACCTACGTCCATCTATATCAGCACCACCTGTTCTTACTTTAACTAAGAATCTGTGAGTTGTAGAAGATAATGCATCTGATACAGCAGCTTTCATTTTAACCTCATTCCAGAAATCATTAACTAATCTTGCTCCATCTTGTAGTACTTGAATACTAGATGAGTTACCAAACGTCTGAATACCATCATAGATAGTATTACCCGCGTCTTGAGTTAATGATCCATCGTAGATGTACTCTACTGATGCGTCATCTAAATTACATCCGTTTAATAACGTGATGTTTGTATCTGCACCACCCCTATCGGACGGTGTTTTGTTGATGATGGATAATTCATCATCTCCGGAATCTTGCTCTTGATCAGCAAAATCTCCCAAAGCTCTGTGGAGCTCAATTGTTGTGGCGTATGAAGGGGAGGCTCCAGCGTGTGTATCGCCAATATAGCGAACATCCAGTGCTCCTCCGTTCCTTGTAATACTCCAATCTAATGCTACGAATGCCATAATTGTTTCTTTGTTTAATTAATTATTTATATATATATATCTAAAGTACAACTATATGTACGTCAAACTAAATCTATTTGTCCAATCTGTTTCTAGATCAGTCAATCCTGTTGCGTAAGCAACAACTCCGTCAGTACATCTTTTAATTGTAATAACTGAGTTTAATAAGTATCCACTATAAACAGTGGTAACTTCTACATCACTTCTGTAACTTGTTACAGAATTAGGTATTAAATAACCAGCATCATTTGTTAATGCTGATATATTATCAGAAGGTTGTAAATAAACTTCATCATTAAACAGCTGAGAGATATCATCTCCTGGTTGTAATGCAGTATTAGCCAATATGCCTTGTGCATTAGTAGCGTAATCACTATCACTGAAATCAGTTATATCAATCTTAAGATGAGTATGTCCAATCTCAGACTTGCTTGATAATGCATTTGTTACAGCAGTACTGACAGGTTTGTTTAGGTCAGATGTATTATCTACATTTCCTAATCCAACATCATTTTTGTCTACCTGATGTGGATTTGCTATATTGTTTATATGGCCATTAATTAAAGCTGTATTTGCAGCTATTAGGTCATCATATATTTCTAATTGTTGGTCAACAAGCTCTCTACTATGCTTCCACGCTCCTGCGGTATATATGTACCATCCTGATGGATAATAAGTCCCTCCTAATGATCCAGGAAGCCATTGAGTACCCTGGCTATATAAAACAAAAGCAATTGATTCTTCATCAACTCCTGATGGTAAGTCTGAATAAAAGTCAACAACAAGATTTGCTCCAGAAAGAGCGTTAGAATTTATTAATTTAGGAACGCCATTTACGTCGTAAATATATATTTTCTTAGTATCTACCGCAACATATATTGAACCAGGTATTGACCTACCGTCTTTCTCCTCATCTTTTCCGGTAAATTGATTTTGCGTTAATTTCATTTTATACTATCTCAAAATGAGGCATATCATCTAAATTTTGATCAAATATTATAATTCCATCAGAATCCCAATTTCCTCCCCATCTAACTTTATGTGTTATTTCTCCTTTATTAAATAATTCTTGTGAACATGAATCTATTAAGCCAGCTATGTAGCTTAAATGCATACCATCATAAGATATTTTCTTTCTTGTAGCCTTATCAGCATGATATACGTATATATCTATTGCTTGTGAAGGTTGATAATTATGTTTACCCTTCTTAATTATCCCATCTACATTTGTAATAGTACTTCTGTGTAATTGAACAGTCCTGCCTATTGCATAATAAGCCTGTTGTTTAGATACATCTCTATGACCCTCAGATACACCAAAGTCAACTTTACTTCTTGATATAACTAGGTTAAATACCTTTTGTATATCAGGATGACAAGTTGCTAATCTCTTTGCGCTATTTGATCCAAATTTATATCTCATCTTTTTAGTCTTCAAAATCATGTTGAACATCATGGTCAACATTAACAACAGATTCTTCATTTTCTTTTATTCCAAGCAGTTTCTTTATTGGGGCAGGAAGCAAAAACGTTATTCTCTTCAGAATATTATTTCCACTAACTGCTTCCATATTTTCAAATATGGAATATATCTCAACTAACGTTGCAGTCACTACTGCTAATTCAGTTAAAGTAAGACTTATTCCTTGAATTGAAAATGGATCTAACTTAAGTACCATACTTTCAAATACAGCAAATACTATGACGCCAACGCCATACTCATATGTCTTGCGCCAAGTATCTCTCATTCCCTTAGAATGAACAGTTTTCCAGAAGTGAGATTTAAATGGATTAAAACTAAGTTTTTTTTCGTGTAAGCTTTTTCTGATTCCAGTAACCATATCTATAATGATAAGGATACCAAGACCTATTAGCATTGGTTTTGTATTTAGCAAGACAGTGAGGATTGGGGTTAACGTTAGTAATAATGCTTTTTTCTCTAAAGTCATTTTGCCAAAAAATAAAGATATTGATTTCATTGTTTTATTTTAGGACTTGTAATATGTAAAAATACAAAACACAAGTCCATTTATTTAATTCACATTATGGCTATAATGTAATATTACACTATGGATATACTCTTATTTCAATAATGGATGAAAGTAATCCTGTTTATACAAAGATAGGTATATTATTTAACTCTTGACTAGTTCAATAACCCAAAAGTCAAGGTCTTCCAAAGCACCACCTATTACTGCCCCCATGAGTTCGCTCCCACCGGGTATTATAGTAATTTCTCTTACCCAAACCTCAACGGAGCCTATTACAGTACCGCTGCCTTGTTGTACTACTTGAGTTCCCGATGAGGACAGAACTCCATAGTTGCTCCCTCCAAATTTTAACGCTACATTACCTAATGCTGTATATGTTACCGGAACAGTAACGGTATCTGCTACCGCAAACGCGTGAACGTTATTACTCACATCGGTGGTACAATTAGCTATTGTTAAACCACCTATAGCTAGGCTAGTTGCTGTAAGTGTTACAGTAATAGTTCTATTACCCGTTGTTGTTAGATTTGTTGTGTACCATACGTTACCGTTAGTGCCTCCGCTTAGTTTAGTCCATGTTGCACCTGATGAATCAGACACGGTTACAGTGCCAATGCCGGCCGAGTAGTCATCACTATCAACATTTAATTGTAAAAAAGCTACAACATCTAGCGATGTAATATTGTATACAACTGTTTTTGATGTTGTTGTAGTGTAACCAACTACGGTTCTAACGTAAGGGGTTGGGGTTGCTCCATAATTTCTAAAATTTAAAAGATTATTGTTCGTCCCGTCTACATTTGGATTGTAGTTAGAATCAAAGCTTCCTGCTATAGCGTCAGCAAAACAGGAAACTAAATTCCTGCCTACAGCTGTATCTCCATATAATTCTGTAGTTACATCGTGAAATGTAAATGTTGTTGTGTCTGGCACTGCCATTATCTTATGTAGCTACGTATTAATATAAATACCATTGGTGCTATTGTAAATATAACATCCAATACTGAGAACCTTCCTTTTGGTTGAGTATAGTCACGAACCTCAATGGCTATCGCTAGGATAGTCATTAATATCATTGCATCCCAAAGTCTTATTCTTGGAATCATTGTGATTGCATTAGCTATTAGACTTCCATAAAAGAAGTGGTTTAACTTATCGTTTGGTACTAGTTTTGCTAATTTTAATTTTAGTTCTTTCATAATTTTCCATTATTCTAATTTTTCTAACCTTGCTTCTAATTCTGCAATTTTAGCCATTAATAAATCTATGTATGCTACGGACTTCATCCCTTCATTATCTGTTCTAACAAACTCAGGGTGATTTACTTCAAGTTCTTGTGCTATTATACCTGTTCTTTTAACTCCTTTTTCAGATTTTAAATCATAGGTCTTAACATCCATCTTGATGTGTTGTCCATAATCAAAATCTTGTATATTCTCTTTTAATCTTTCATCAGAATTTAATATAAAGTTTGTAGCTGTAACTGTCGAGCTTAATGTCATTGCTCCTATTGTGTTTATACTAGCTATGTTTTGAGTTGTTCCGTTAATTGTCCCTGCTTTCCATATCCAACCTCTACCTGCAGTATTGTTCGTTGTCATATAGGTAGCGAAGTCTCCTGTTACACCACCATGAGTACCTAAATCAGCAGTAGTCGCAAATAATAATCCGTACTGTGGATATAATTGAGGCCCTCCATACAAGGCTATTCCTCTACCACTACTCATAGATGTTGAGTCTATACCTATTCCATCGGTAGCACTTACGTATGTGCTTGAGTGTATCTCTCCACTTACATCTAATTTATGAGTGTTATTAGTATTACCTATTGAAATATTACCACCTTGATTAATATGCATTCTATTAACACCGGATGTATAAAAGTCCATACCAAAATATCCCGACATATATGTTCCTCTTCCTCCGGAAGTTGCATTAAGTGGCTTATGAATACCCCATCCATAATGATTTAGATATCTAGTAACTGAATCATTACCCACGTTTGCGAATTCATCTGTAACTAAATAACCTATACCTTTACCTTCATTAAGAGTAGTACCCGCTTCTGTTATTTGAATAAATTTCTCAGACCTTAATACGTCAGTAAACCTACCCGTTCCATTAACGTCTAGTTTATATGAAGGCGTAGAATCATTAATACCTATATTCCCATTACCTTGAAACGTAATTAACTTATCCCTATTTTGGTCTACAATATTTAATTTTATGCTATTATTATCATATTCAAATCCAAATCGCATTGCCCCACCCGTATTGTGTATATCAATAACTCTATTATTAGAGACTGCTCCATCGACTTCTAATACTAAGCCCGTAACTGATGCTGATACCCCATCAATATGTAGTTTGCCATCGGGGCTCGTTGTTCCGATACCTACGTTACCACCATTTGTAATAGCAAGTTTAGTCGTAACCGTCTCAGCACCGTTTTCAGCACTTCCTCCCGAAGCAATTTCAAGATTAGAGCTAGAAGCACCACCTACTCTTATATGAAAAGGATATGAAGCTGTTCCTGAGCCTGTAGGTCTGTATAATCTAATAGTAGGATTTTGAGCGTTACTAGTAAAGTTAATAGCACAATTAGACCATAAGTCATCGGGTCTAATATCTAATTTTGTACTAGGAGTAGTAGTTCCGATACCTACGTTACCGTTTCCTAGTATAGTCATTTTTACATTAGTTCCAGTTGTATCGACAGAATTTGTAACAAATGCTATATCTCCTTGAGATGCTAATGAAAGAGTAGATGATTCAAATAAATTTATAGCTCCAACAATAGTGCCGTCATCCACAAAATCTATTTTAGCAGAACCATCTGTATTGCCTGAATCTATTGTTAATAGGCCAGTATTACCTGATGTTCCAAATCCTTTTATATGTAATTTAGTACTAGGAGCAGTTGTACTTATTCCTACATTTCCGCCGCCCATTGCAATTACTACATCATCAGCTACGTAATTATTTAAACGTAATTGTTGACCGTTTGAATCAATCATCATATAGCCATCGTTAATTGCTTTTATTGATGAAAATCCCGAAGCTCTTGATATAGATAATTTTGCGTTTGGACTAGTTGTTCCTATCCCAACATTACCATCATCTATAATTCTTACAGCATCAGTTACAGTGTTTGTTTGAAAAGTTATATAACTACCTCCACCTACATTTTTTATTCTTAACCCTGAAGTAGCGTCTAATCCTATCAAGCCTGTAGGATTTGCATCTGAGTCTCTACGAAAAGTGATAGTACCCGCATTTCCAACCGAACCTATAGCTATACTTTCTCTAAACTCACTCTCGCCATTAACTACTAATATTTTAGTTGCATCTGATCCAGCAAATTCACCTAATCTAAATTGAGCTCCAGTTGAAGGTAGTTGCAGAAAGCCTTCTGGAAGTGAAGTGCTTGATCCAAAAATAACTTTTCCGACTCCAGTAGTTGGATTACTTAAAGTAACACCCATTGATGTACTTGTTAACGATTGTGAATAACCCAATACTCCAACGCTATTCCACATGTTTATATTTCCACCTGTCCCAGTTGGTTTTAGTCTTAACCATCTTTTATTGGTTGAGTCAAAAGCGTTAAGCCTTCCTGTTAAATTAATTTCAGCAAAGCCAGCCTCTCCATTTTTTTGAACAAAGTCACCATCTACTGTAACATCTTTTTTAAATAGGGTACTAGTGTTAGAAATTCCAGATTCTTCGTAATTATGTAATGATACATTATCTACCCAAACTGTATCTAAACTACCCCCCGTACTCGAGTTATCTTTCCAGTAAACAAACTTTATAGTTTGAGAACCTATTCCGTGTATAAAAACACTATCTGATGTCCATGCATTTGTTCCACTATACCTTTTAACTATAACATCATTAACTATTACCATTAAGAAATCATAATCCACTTCTGTTGAGGTCTTATAGTCGTACTTTAATAGAGTTGAGAATTGTGTAGTTATCTTAGTCAATGTCAGAACCGAAGCTTGTTTGTCTGTTATAGCTCCTGACTTGGCTGAGAATAAATCTCCATTGCCTTCATCAGTAACTCTAGACCATACTACATCGCCTGAAGTTGTGAAATCTCCTAAGCTTACAGCGAAATTTTCTGACCAAGTTGCTGTTGGTATAGCCTCAGTTACTGTCTCTGACTTTAGAAACGTATGTACTAAATATTTATCGAATATGCTCATATCTTAATAATCTATTACTGTTTGATCCATTTTTCTCATGTCTTCTGTAAAGAACTGAGCACCTAATCTTACTACTTTTATTTGCCTATTTACGGTATCAAATGCCATTGTAGTAAGCAAGTCTTCACTTCTAGTCCCAGGTTTTCTCTGAGTGGATCCATATTTATTTCTATTTTTATTATCTGTAGTACAATTAATAGTTATAATTGTTTGAGTCGTATATCCAGTTAAAGTTCCAACTCCATCTTGATGTACATGTCCACAGAGATATGTAATAAAATGCCCTGCTCCTCTTGATGTGAAATCAACGTTTACAGTTAAATTTGGCTTATAGGCTGCTTCTCCTGTTGATCCGCTAGTAGGATATGATAAAGCTCCACTAGTTGTACCTGTTATCCAAGCCTCCATCATATCTGCAACAGGATTACCAACTACATAATTTGCTTCTGCATCCCAATTTACAATCTTAGGGTCTGTTAGTTTACAAGTATAATCAACCGTGATATTAGGCTGATCTTCTATTGGATAATGTGTTATAACTATAACAGCGTAATCAGTTGGGGTTGATGCTAATGTAGCTTCTAACCAATCTAATTGAGCTTGGGACCAAATCCTATGAGTTTTAAATATCCTATACTGTAAAGGATCAATTGGATCTACATCGTCATTATCATCCATGTCATACATGTTGATTGTTCTTATTTTGTAAGAAGTCCAATCTTTATAGTAATAACTCTTACCTGCATGCACTCCCCCTATCGCTGCTTCATATGGCTGTATAAATCTAGCATAAGATGCCGCGGTAGAACCTGTACTGGCTATAGTTCTATATAGGCCTTCATCATGATTTCCAATGCTTATAAGTACCGGTTTACCTATTGTATGATACGGATCCACAAAAGTGTAGTCATCTAACCAAGTGTCAATACAAGTATCCCCCATATTTAATCCTCCATCGATAGTATCAAATTGGTTCATTAGGGTTATACCACTATTCATTCTATCTACGTCTCCGTGAATATCTGTCATTATAAACAACTGTAAATTCCTTTGATCATAAGTAAATCTATCCTTAAAGTAATATGCACTAGAGTCAACTGCCTCCCACATATCGTTATTTCTGTATATTACGTCAGCATATGGTGTAGGGTAAGTTAGTGGTACTGTTGCTGTATTGTACTGTATAATGTGTTTCTCATCAGGGTCTATAGGTAACACTGGTCCTGAATATGTTATTGTACTGCCGGTTAAAGTATAATCGACTCCTTCATCTAACAATATTAAACCTCCTCCGCTTGTTGTACCAGCATATAATCTATGTGGAAAGCTAGATGAAGGTGTTCCAGATAAAACCCAAGTATTCTCTCCTCCAGCAAAGTTAATTTCTTCTTCTACTTCTGAACCTATTCCCGCAGTTGTTGCATAAGATGTTGAGTCTAGCGAACCATCACCTTTAACAAATTGAGTTGCAGCTCCACCATCAGTTACAAATGCAGTAGCCTGTACATTACCATTAACATCAAGAATTGCTGATGTAAGGTCAAATAACTGAAGATTTCCACCTTCTCTATTTATCCTTAATATAGCAGCAACACCACTTTCTCTAGCCATTATTTCATTACCATCCATGGATATATTACCTCCATCAGGACCAACTTGAAGTGCGTGATTTGTTGATGTTAAAGATACATCATTGCTATTTGTTAATTTAATTTGTGCATTAGCACCACCTGTTAATAAACCTGTGAAAGTATCTGATGAATCTAATAAATAATTACCTGCAGGTTGATAGGCTGTAGAAGTAAAAGCATTACTTCCTAATTCTCGTGTACCCACGACACTAGAATCATTAATCATAAGAGCAGTGGCTTCACTTGCTTGTGTAGAGAGTGTAGAAAGGTTTAATGTTTTAGCTTTCACTAAACCGTCTATTGCTATATCACTTTTAATTTTAATTTCTGCCATAACTTGCTTTTACCCTATTATCACAACTCTATATTCATTTGAAGTTGGTGCTACATTAAACTTAAAGGTTGTTGTATTTGTACTAGTGTTTTCAATCTCACAAACAACTAAATCTCCAGTTGAAGCATCAAATACTTGAGACTGGACGTTTATATCTCCGATAGAATGAGTAATTACTATTGAAGTCAAAGCTCCATTCCCAATTAATTGAGTATATTTTAATACAGTTGATAAGGTTCCTGTTACTCCTAGCGTGCCTTTAAGTGTTGCTGGTGTAACTGCTCTTACTGTATCTGTACCCGTATTAACTTCAGTTTGAGTTGCTAACTCTATAATCCCTTTTGCTGTTGTGGATGCGTCAACTATTGTTGGTATGTTTTTATTAACTATTGTCCATCCGGCCAATGTTGAAGCTCCATCAACTTCTGCAACAACTACATCTCCTACTTGCACGTTTTCTGCAAAGAATGCTCCGTCTGCAGTTACAGTATATGTATCTCCGACTAAAACACCTATTCCAGACTCTAGATCAGGAGTATTTGTTGCTGCGTTATATTCACCCTGGTATGTCATTCCACCAACAACTTGAGAATCTACATAAGCTTTTACTGATTGTTGTGTTGGGACTTTAGTTGCCGAATCACTAACCATTGTGTCTTCGTCAATAACAAAATTCATCGCTGCAGTTGTAGTGTCTGAATTCATTACAGCACCTGCTGCATTTACGTTAGTAGCGTCAGTTACATCTGCCAAAGGCTCAATACCGTCAAGTTTTGTTTTATCTTCTGCAGACATTGCTCCATCAGTAGAAGTTGTTGCTTTATTTACTTGAAGTTCCTGTGCAGCTAAATTTAACGTTTCCTGAGTCGTAGTATCTGCATTAAGAGTTACATCTCCGGTATTGGATCCAGTACTAGTTCCTGTTATTGCGTCTAATTTTATTTTATCAGCAGTAGATAATACACCCGCATTAGTTTGTGTACCAACAGCTATTGTATCATCAGTACCATCACTTGACAAAACAGTAACTACATCACCAACCTGAGTAACAGTTATATCTGTATCTACATTTACATTAGCACCTGCTGTTATGCCGTCTAATTTAGTCTTATCAGCAGAAGTCATAACACCTGCTAAAGTTGTCGTTGCCGCATCTAAGGTTGCGTCTGTACCAGTACTTGATGTCACCGGAACAGTTGTTGTTGTTCTTGTTCCCTGAGCTATATTTGTATCTACATTTACTTCTGCACCAGTAGCTATTCCATCTAACTTTGTTTTGTCTGCTGCTGTCATTACACCCGCAACAGTTATAGTGGCTGCTCCTATAATCCCGTCTGTACCAGTACTACTTACAACAGTTACTGTTGTACCGTTTGCTGTTGTGGTTAAATTAGTGCCTCCACTTCCTTGAGAGGTAAGATCAACCCACGCTGCACCTATACCATCCCAGATATATATATTACCGTCTGCTGTGTTGTAGTATATTTGACCTGCAACTGGTGTTGAAGGTGCTGTTGCTAAGTTTTGAACTACTGCATTCAGTATTTGGTTCTTACTTAGATCAAGATTGCTTAAATACTTAATTTCTGCCATGTTTTATTGTTTTTAATTTAGGTATGCTTTCCCTGAGAAAGCACTATTGAATGTTAATATTAAATTGTTTAAATCTGTATAATTTATTTGTCCTACTACTACCGTATTTCCTGAATCAACAACAGTAACACTTGGGTATTTGTTAAGGTTGTGGTTTATGTTCCAAACTGTTATTGGTAATCCTTGATCAAATATGAATGTTGTTGGGCCAGTAAGACCAGATATATCTGATACATCTAGTTGTCTATTTTCCCATCTTGAATTAGTTGTGCTCCACATTATAGCGTCTTTATCTGCTTCAGCAGATATTTCAACATCATGTAATTCACCAATATGATAACCTAAAGATGTTGCTCTAATCAATAGAGTCCCTACTGTTGCGTGTGCTCTAACTACTATTGCTATTGGTATGTCTTGATTTGGTGCAACTGGTTGTATTTTAGTTAAGTCTCCTGCTACTGTTGGTGAAGCATACAATAAATCACCATCAATCCATGTCTCTCCTTCTGCTGTTCCGTCTGTTGGAATACCTCTAACATTTCCAATAATAGTTACAAATCCAAACTCACCTGTTAAAATAGATTCTGTTGCTATACCAATTACAGTCTTTTCTTCAATAGAATTATCTGCAATAAATTTATTTATAGTAACTCTTCCTGATGCTCCTACTGCTCCTGTAACATAGACAACATCTCCATCAGATATGTCAACATCAGCTTTAACTTTAAGTAACTGTTCCTGACCAACTTGTAGTACAACATTTCCTCCACCCATTCCTAGGTCTAAAGTTCCATCTTCTAAATTCCAAGCCAACTCACCCTCTGCAGGATTAGCAATTTTTGTTAAATCAAAAGTAACTGAATCTGTATTATCTAAAATCTTATTTGAAACAGTTTGAACTGCCTCAATGCCAATTAATTGTTCTTCTATTGCTGCTGGATCATATACAGCTTTAGACATACCATTAATATCACTAAGAATTTCTGAAGGCAATCTAAATTTAACTATACCAGTTACATCTATTGTTACTAAGTTACCACTCGCATTATCCAATGCAAGAGTAAGATCCCCTAATACAGCTACGTCTTGATTAAATATGTTCATTAATTATAATGTTATTATTTCGTATGTTAAATAAATATCTACTGTTCCGTCTCCTACTGCAATTGAATCTGTTCCAGAAGCGTTAATAGCAGTATTTTCTATTAGATTATAACCTCCATCAGTCACAGGGCTTTCTATTGTTGTTGATGTTTGTGATAAAAAAAGGTCGCCAGTACCAATAGTATCAAAAGATGTTATAAATATAGCATTCTCATCAAACGCAACAGTACCAAAGTTAATCCTACCTATTACATACAATATCTTAATTACTGTTCCTACTCCTCCTGCTGGTATTAATTCTACTGGTGTTGTGCCTAGTGTATTAATTTGAGACGCTGTTAAAGTTACTTTAATTTTATTAATGTTAGATTTAGACTCATACCACTCTCTTGTTATCAATACTCTTCCTGTAACTTCTGAATCAATTAAAGCTGTTGTTAAACTGTCTCCAATTACTTGTCCATTAAACTTAACCGTAAAACCATCTTTTCTTGTATTAGATGTCCATCTTGCGGATGGCGTAAATGTTGTTCCAATACCAACTTGAAACATAGGTCTATCAGAAGCACTGCCTCCTCCTGTCCATAAGGTGTTGGATGTCCCGACAACAACAGAACCATTAGAATTATTTGTTACAGCCAAACCTAAACCTACACCACCAAAAGCCGCGTTCATAGTGACGTTGTGTCCAATAGCTGTTAAAAAACTATTTACATTTGAAGGAACTGTAGTGTTGTATGTACCTATACAGGTGTCTCCGTATCCATATCCAGCATTATTATAATTACCAATCATTACTGCATTTGCGTATGCATTGGTTTGATTAGCACCACCCATTACGATTGTAGCGTATTGAGCATTGTCTTTATTATCTAAACCGAAATTAATTCCCCGAGCAGAATTAGTACCATAAGGTAATGATGGTATATCTGGTAGCCCTACGGAAGTTCCGTCATATAACATAGCATCCCATGCTTTATCACCTATGTAGTATCTATTAACATTATCACCTGCAGTTTCTCCTATAAATCTCCATCCTGTATTAAGCCCTTCTGTTACTTCTTCGAATCCAGAAGCTATAATTGAAGGTGAAGCAGATATTACGCCACCTCCATCTATTGTTATAGTTGTATTATCAATCTTTACTCCTCCGAGTATAGTATCAGTTGCAGTAGGTAATGTATATGATCCTCCGCCTCCAGAGGCGCCTAAATCTAACCATGTTGCACCGGTCCATCCGTAAAATGTACCTAATCCAGCATGATAGAAAGTTAATCCAGAATCTCCAGCAACAACAGAAGGTAGGGCTATACCATTTTCCATTCGAAAATTTTTAGCTTCATTTCTGCTAAGATCTATGTCTGTTCCAAATATATGCATATTAGTTTAAGTAAGCTGTTCCTGAAAAGGCCACGTTAAATGTAAGTGTTAAATTGCTTGTGTCTGTAAAAGTTATATCTCCGAATACTGTATTGCCAGATCCATCTTGAACTGTGACTGAAGGATTCTTTCCTAATGAGTGTGGAATTACCCATGATGTTGCAGCTATTGCTTGCGTGTGTACGTATGTAGCGTCACCAGGAACAGCATCAACATAAATATGAGTTAATTCATCAGCAGATACTTGTATGTATTTTAAAGCGTTTCCAACTTTAGTACTTGGAGTATCTGTTAATTCGTCATAAGTTAAAGTTCCTGAAGCACATTTCTCACTATCAACTTCCCTTGTGTCAGTGAAATTAAATGTATCTATTGTTTCTATTGTAGTATTATTTACAACTGTAACATCGCAACTATCAAAAACTCCAGGATTACCAGAGTTCTCTATTGAAAATGAAAATATAAGTGTAGTATTAAATGCTACTGTCTGTGGAGAAATAAGTGTAGATTCTACCGCGTTAGAAACATACATTGCATTATCGTACGTTCCTGCCAATGTAATAACTATGCTTTCTGAAGCAAGAGCTGTAACTTGATAAGTATAAATAGTTGCACAATCTGTGCTATTTGCACTTAGTTGAGTGACCTCGTATGTACTGTCACTTCCTATTGTAATATTAAAATCTGCCATTTTATCTTTTTTTTATCCTACGAATATTCCTGATGTATCAGCTAATTCGAATGTGAATCCTTGTAAATCACCATCTGTATCTGTTAAGTCTGGAACATATGTTAGTAATCCTAAATCTACATCTGACATGTCTATTACCTCATTAATAGCAACTTCTAATGCTGAAATATATATAGTTCCTAGTGTCGGAACTCCAGTTATCCTTAAAAATAAAGCTGGGTCACCTTCAGGATCATTATACGCTGGAATAGTACCTGAAGTAAACATCGCGCTAGTAAATGTTAACGTCTCACCATAAGAAATAGTAGCCGAACCTGTTCCAACAGAATCTGGAGGTAGGTTAGCTATTTGAGCAGCAACAATAATTGTTACACTTCCTGTAAAAGAGCTAAATGTAGAGGAACCATCATCAGATGATGTATAAGTAAAAGATGAACCATACCCATCTGTATCTGCAGGGTCAGCTTGATATTCAAGATTACCTGATGTTAATTGAGCTGAAGTTATCACATCATTTGCTATAACCGCAACAGAACTTAGTGTTAATGTGCCAACTGCTGGTAACGTAAGTATCTTAATACTCTCAAGTGAATCTCCATCAGGATCTGAAAATATAGGACTAGCTAGTGTTGTATAGTCAGCTAGCGTAAATGGGTATAATTCATTATACGCTATGCTTATAGCTACAACTCCTGGTTTATTAGGAGGCTGATTAGCCTCCGCAGCTATTGCTAATGTTATTATTCCCATTATTTAGATGTTGAAGGAGCAGGTTTATTTGCTACCTTATTCTTAATTGCTATTTCTTTATCTTTACGAGCCATCTGATCTCTATGCTTAGTCATGTCGTTAGATAATCCTTTCTCTTTGATCCCTAACTCAGCTTTAAATTTCTCATAGTCTGCATCATCAGTATTGTTGCCCTCTGGCATATCTATACCAGCTTCCTCATTATCAATTTTGATACGATCTGTCTCAGCTTTTAACTCAGCAATATATCTTTTAGTCTCGTCTTCTTTATCAAACTCATAAGCAGCTCTTTCTTCATCTCTTTGCTCTTTAGCAGCTTGTTGCTCCATTAAAGCCTGAGCTTGTTTTTGTTCAGCTTCACCTTGAGCAGCTTGATTCTCTTTCATAGCTTTCTCATCTTTCTCAATCATTCGTTGAACTTCACGTAATGAAGGTGAGTTGTACATTTTCATAGCAGCAGAGAATGTAATCATTTGGTTTTGTAAACCTAATTGAATCATTCCATCTAATTTTTGTTGAATCTGGTTAATACCATCTTCATTAGATACTGCAAGACCATATTCTTCTTCAGCAAACTCATCACCATCAATCTCCATGATCTGTCTAGTCATGTCGTCACCAATGTAAGAGAATTTTAATTCCTGACCCTTTAAAGCTATCTTAGCGGTTTCAATAAGTATTTGAAAACATCTCTTCTTGCAATAATCATGCAAAGTAAATAACTCTTCTGTGATGTGATTAGATTGAGACACCGCTCTCTCTATTCCACCCATAGTCTCTCTGTTCTCAGTTTGACCAAGTCTTTGTCTTGAAACTCCAGTAATCTCGTCCATCTTAGCAGAAGCAAACTCCATCATCTCCATATGGACCTGAATGAAATCACCTATTCTTTGTTCAAGAACCTTACCAGTTGTATTTCCTACTGACCCAGCAAGTTTACCTTTTGCCATACCTTTCTGTCCTTCTTTGAAACTATCTACAACAGAAATACCTGACTTACGTGCAAAGTATAACCATTTAGTAACATTCCAGCCAGTTGGTACTTTGGCTAAATCTAATTCAACAATAGACCCTAAGTATTTAGATAATGTTTCATTCACCCTATACCATGATATATCAAACAGGTATTGGAATGGTTTGGCTCTATCTATCATAGATACTGCCTCTTGTTCGTTTGTATTATAAATCTGTCCAACTATTCCACATGAATTGAATGAAGGCTCATTGATTTTATTATATTGTATTTCTCTAGGTTGGATCTTAACATAAGTATCTTTACCTACTTTAGCGCCTTTCCACCATTGTGTTACCCAGAATTTTTCTGAAGTCTCACCTTTATCTTTATCTAAAATATAATCCTCAGCTCTAAATTTAATCTGAGTTTTACCTAAGTCATCAAAGTAAGTTACTTTTTGTATTTGCTTCATGGACTTCCAGAACATTCTAAGAACTCTAATATTTCCCGCGCCGTCTGTATAAGTGTTTCTTCCTTGAGATCCACTTCCAGCGAATATTCCAGATGACTCTATGAAAGAATTTATTGTTTCCCTTTCATATATTTCCCATCCTTCTTTATCGTCAATTGCTAAATTTTCACCATCTAAGTCTGTACCATCACCCCTGAATTCTCCGTTGTCTAACTTCTTAACGTCTTTTTCCTTAAGGTCTGCATAGAATGTATCTTGTATCTTTCCGGGGCTCCAGAAGTCATCTATTACAATAACATCAGCATCTTCTATCATATTAGAATAGCCAGATCTTAACGTATGTACTTTGAGTGGATTTAATTTTTCAAATGTAACCTTTCCATTTACAATGTCAAACATGTAAATTTCCTCACCCATAATAAGTGCATCTTTAAAGCCTTGTTGAAATTTAATTTTCATTTCAAGCTTCTCAATATAACTACGCATTAAAAGATTAGCTCTCTTCTCGCGTAGATCCTGGTAGTCAAAGTTTATGTAATCACCATATGCCTGAAGTTCTTTATCCAATTCTTCGTCAGATAGGTCAGATCCAATGAACTCTTTAATCTTTGCTTGGATTAAAGCCATCTTATCTGTTTTAATCTTAGATATAGTGTCTGGATTAGTTATTTGAACTGTCCAATCAAACTTACGTCTTTTTTCCTCACCTACAAGTACATTTACTCGTGGTGCTACGATTGGGTAATGCTGTATGGCATCTGGAACAAAGTGTTGCTCTAAACCACCTGGGTTAAGAACTAACTTCATATCGCGTAAATCTACCTTACCATTGTATAGGTCTAGGTTTATTTTTTTGTTTTTAAATTTTCTACGTATAATAGTATTATTTAAGTGACTATTATGGTCTGCCCAGTCTAGGTGGGATTGTCTCCATTTTGGCCCCTTTTGCTTAAAGGACAATTTCTGTCTTGGAAAACTTTTATCTGTTGACATATTTCATATTTTTGTAAAAATAGTTCATTTTACTTTAATTATCATGCTATTATTATAGCTATATTGTACTGTTCTTTTCCCAACCTGCTTTTTCCATTGCTTTATTCCAGTTATCATCCAAAAATGGATCATCATGAAAATGGTTAATTGGGTCTTCTATTTTGTTATCTTCAAACTTATCTATATACCTCTTTCTATCTTCTCTAAGAATCATAACCATATCCATGGCTGAGACTCTATCTGTATTGATGTCAGGATTCCATGCTATACACTCTTTAATGTATCCTATACTTCTTATTCTTCGTAGATTAGGCACGCTAATAAGGTCATTATCACCAGTTTCTTCATTAAAAACCTCAAGTTCGTACTGGGATAACATCCATTGTCTTTGTAATGTTTTTCCAAGTTTGATGACTTCAGCAGTTGTTCTAGTACCTTTAGATCTATTTCCATATAGTGTTGTTTTGACTATTTCCATATCTCTTAATATCTCTGGGCTGTCTGCTAGTAAATGCAGAGCACTCTTATTGGAAAAGTAAGTAAATAATCCTTTGAGGTTGTTTTCGTAATTAGCCTGAGCATTATAGAATTGAGTTAACCTCAAGCATTGCTCATAAAATGTATCAGCTAATACTGGTCTACCTGTATATTCAGCAACTATCTTATCAGTCCATAAATCAAATACAAATACACTAGCAAGAGATCCACCAATAGTATAATCATTATCAATAGGGTCAATCCCAGCAATGTATCTGTTACCAAACACTCTGCCATCTCTATCTTTCTCTGGCATTGAGAATATCTCTACTGCTCCATCAGATGTAGCTCCTTTTACTTTATATGGAAACTCTCTAATTGGTATAAGATCCTGACTTAGTTCCCACTTAATTAATCCTTTCTCGTCATAGGTTAAATTACCAACCCAATGCTCATCAACGAATCCTTGTAATCTAGGAAGTATATCTTCTAAGTAATCTCTTAAATCTGCAACAGGAAATGCTGTACCCTGTGTACGCATAATAGCTTCTTGTGGAGTAATAGGTTCCTCAGCTTTCTTCTGTACAATTGCATTAGGATCACTTGAGCCATACTTTACAATTGCTCTAGCTTTATTGATCTCAATCATAGCGCCTATTACATCACTATTTCCATTCTTGTCATACTTACCCGTGTAGTTTAAATATGTTCCGAAGAAGAATGCACATTCACCTTTACCAAATGCATTTCTATCAAACACATTAGGCATTGAGTATATATTATGTCCTACTGAATTATAGAAGATTTCTTCTAATCCTTCGAATGCTCCACCTTCAACACCACCGGTACCACCTGCCATCATAAATCCAAATGCATATCCAGATTCTTCTACTGATGGTCTAGCAATTCCCCAAGCTGTAAGGAAGTCATCAAATTTACCTGCTTCTTCCCAGAGTACTAATGCACCCCTTTTACCCCTTGCTTTCTGTGGATCATTCTTAAGTGTAACACCAATCACTTCATTTAAGACTCCTACTTCAGTACCAGTCTTTGTATCTTTGCGCCCCATCCTCCAGTGCATGTCATTTAGGGAATCCTTTAATGAGCGTATACGAGGAAATGGAGTATGAGAGGCGCAGAAATCAATAGTTCCAATAAACTTATTAAGTATACCATCCTTTGTTAAATACTCTTTCTCATTTGCTATCGCGAATGATTTAACTTTTTTCTTTGCTTTAGTTGTATCACCAAGTATAAAATTCTTAGCCATCATATTAGATGCCTTTACTGAATATCCACAACCCCTTCTTTTAAGGTTAGCTCCATGCATACCATGAGCTCTTGCAATCTCTACGTAATGATAGAACCAGTAATCTGCATCATACACATATGGAAATGCTTCCACCCTGTCACTTTGCTTTGTACCATCAATAACTTCTGCTCTTAATAAAGGCGCGTAGTTTAATTGAAAGTAATAATTACCTGGTATCCATTCACCATCACTATGTCTTATATAACCTTCTCTACAACGTCTAGCTTCTTCGGCCCAGAACTTATAATACTCTGAGTTAGGATTCTGATTAGGAAACAGCTTAGTATAAGTACCATGCTTCTCAAAAAATATAGCTGCAGGCCTAAAGTAATCCATATCCTCTAGGATATGTGGATTAGTAAGCTCAACTGCTATTCTTCCTTTAGGATCAAGAACTCTAGTCTTCATCTTAGGATCATCAGACTGTAATGGCAAGAGAGGGTTCTCCCATCTTTCTAGATCAATAAGTCTAGGTCTCTTTGGATCAGCTAAGTTTTGAATAAACTGAATTGCATCTATATCAGCTAAGAGGTCAGTTCTTTCTTCCCTCTTCATTCCGATCAATAACTCTTCAGTTAGTTCTGTTTGTAGTTCGTTAAATTCCCTCATTAGTATCAAACATTCCTACAATCTTATTTCCAGACTGAGCTTTTAATTCTTTTTCTTTTATAATTTCTTTTTCTATATCATTCAAAGCCTTAATAAGCTTTGGTATCTTCTCAACAGCACTAGTAATTTTTGTTATGTCATGAATAGGCTTCTGTGTTCTAGGATCACGCTCATTGATATCAATAGCATCTAAAAATCCTGATATCTTTTCAATAACTCCGCGTGTGCTTTCTAATAACTTAGTACTGGTTGTCTCAGACAATCTCTTGTAATAAGCAATAGCTTCATCAATGTAAGATGGCTTTATCCAGTTCTCACCTAGATCTATATCTAAGCAAATCGAATCATGTCTCTCATCCTCATCAAGTATGTACATATAGTTGGATCTTTCATCTGACATATAATACACATAAGACAGCTCTAAGGTTGCCTGAAATTTATCTTTAGACTTGTCGTTATCCCAAATCTCTCTAAATGGTTTAATCATAAGCGCTTGTGGCGCAAATGTAACCTGGTTGTTTACAATTTCAAATACATTCATTTCCTCTCTCTCTTTATACATTGAGGTAACTAAGAATTAACTCAATTACCTCTGTCCCATGGAATTTATGAGACCCTATGCAACCTTTACACCTTCACGCAATATTATGTAAATATATGAAAAAAAAGCCCTACTGTCAAGTAGAGCTATCATCATCTTTTGTGATGTTATTTATTTTTCTTACTTCCAAAGAGGCTTTTCTCTACCTTTACCTCTGTTTTTTTTACCTTCTGAGGAACAATAACTATTGTATTTAATGAGTTAAAAAATTTCTCACCTTTTACAATTGCGCTTCTTACAACTATATCTTGAGGAAGTTCCTTTAAGATATCTAATACTTCTTTTACCTTGTCTTTCATGTTTGCTTGTTTGAATTTATTATGTAATCTATGTCTCTCTCTGAGACTTTTATGTAATCTATATTGTTTATATTAACTATTGGCATATCATAAGTGTAATTAGCTTTTACCCTATCCCTCATGTCTTCATCAACTCTTTTCTTGAAGTTCTCAATATTAATTTTAACCTCCATTCCTTTTTCAATTTGCTGACATTGTGGCCCTATTGCCATTACTTTTTGAGCAACTGAGAAGTCTTGTTCCAAATCTGTACTACCTTCAGCACCAAAAGATGCTGTCGGTAAGTATAGACCTGACTCGTTGGTTAGTTTGTTTCTTCTAGCTGTTAAAAACATTGTATTGAACATTGGCTCAATCCCAATTGGCAAAGGATGATCTTTAAGAGAATCTTTATACAATAACTCTTTAACCTCAGCTTCAGCTCCTAAAATTTCAGTAGCATTATCGACTAATCCCTTAGATCCTCTATTAATCTTATCACGAGTAGTAAAAAATTCCTTATGTACTGCTTGTGACTCAGCTACTTGTTTTTGTATTTTAACATCCTTCTTAACATTCATTATTTTACTGGTTTAGATATCTTAGCATCGTTTTTTTCACTAGCTGCTTTTAATGCAGTTTCTGCATTCTTATTCTGTTCAACTATTTTTCCTAGTGCATCTAGCTCTCTTAAGATGATTGATATTTCCTCTAATGTATAGACTCCCTCTCTAACTGCTTTGTCTATTGCTGTAATAAGTGTTTTCATAAAATTTGTTTTTAATTTATTTGTAAATATAATAATTAATTTCTTTAATTCCTAATCTTTATTCTTTTTTTTATTTTCTTGTATCCTGTCGTATAGGAAGTAACTAGCATATAGTTTTCCTAATGCAGGAAATGTAAAGTTTGTTTTAAGCTCTTTAAACTCTTCGCGCGTTAAGTCATCAGGTATATTAAGATTCCTATTTGCAACTCTAACGAATTCAAATTGACTATTCTTTATATCCCTAACTTCCTGCACTGTAAGTCCGTATTTCTCAGCTAATTCTTTTAACTTTAAAAGATCTGATTTATTTTCCCTCATCTATTTCAAAATTGAATATCAATTTAAACCCATCTTCAGTCATGTTAGGTATCAATACTGGGT